CAGCGTTATTTAACTATTGCTAAGTCTAATGACAAAGGTGCGGCTAACCTTTCATTTGCTCCTTACCCATCTAAGGTACTTATTGGCTATGCTAATATTCCTGATACTGGCTATGGAAGCTAATTATGATTTTAGGACAAGCTAAGAAGTTCACAGCTACTACAGCCAGTTTGCCAGCCCCTATTGGCGGTTGGAACGCTAGAGATTCATTGGCAGAAATGAACCCCTTGGATGCTGTCCAAATGGTTAATTTCTTTCCTACGCCTTCTGATGTAACGCTAAGACAAGGCTATGTAAAAGTTTCTACAGGCATTACTGGCGAAGTTCAAACATTAATGAACTACAGTAGCCCTACGGTACAAAAGCTATTTGCCGTAAATAACAATGGCGACATATATGATGCCTCTACTCCTGTAGCTACTTCTGCATTTCCTGTAAGTCTTGGTAATGGAAAACTTCAGCATGTAATGATTACAACGGCTGGTGGCTCGTTTTTAGCCGCAGTTAATGGTGCAGACCCAATGGTCGTTTATAACGGCACAAGATGGGTTAAATCAGCCGCTACAAGCACCCCACAAACAATTCTTACTATGACTAGGGGTGGCACAGGAAACCTGACAGCAACCGTTACAACGACTACTGCACATGGTTTAGTAACAGGTAACCAAATTACTGTAACTGGTGCTACACCTGCTGAATTTAATGGTGTATACCGTATTACGGTTACTGGCGGCACAACCTTTACCTACACAATGGCTACTGCTCCAAGCGGTAATGCTACTGTTGTAGGCACTTATGCCATTAACTTTTATACAACTGGTGTAGATGGCGACAAATTAGTCAACATTAACCTATACAGGGACAGACTATTTTTTGTAGAAAAAAACAGCCTTACTTTTTGGTATTTGCCAGTTGACTCTATTAACGGTGCATTAACCAGCTTTAACCTTGGCGGTATTGCTCGCAATGGCGGTTATTTACAAGCTATGGGTACATGGACTATTGACGCTGGTTATGGTGTTGATGACTATGCAGCCTTTGTTACAAGCCAAGGCGAAGTCATTGTTTATAAAGGTGGTAACCCTTCAGACCCTAATGATTGGAGTCTAATTGGTGTATTCCAAATGGGTCAAACTTTTAGCCGTAGATGCTTTTTTAAATATGCTGGCGACCTTTTATTGCTGACTCAAGACGGTTTAGTGCCTATGGCTTCAGCTTTGCAGTCAAGCCGCCTAGACCCAAGAATTAACATTACTGACAAGATTTACTACGCTATTAGCCAAGCGTGTAGTTTATATTCTGCTAATTTTGGCTGGCAAATTAACTATTTAGCTGAAGCTAATATGCTAATTTTAAATATTCCTGTTGGTAGCGGAGTTTATGAACAGTATGTCATGCACACCATTACTAAGTCTTGGGCTAGATTTACTGGAATTAATGCGGCTTGCTTTGAAGTAAGCGGTGAGCGTATATATTTTGGCGGTAATGGCTTTGTAGGTAAATACTATAGCGGTTTGTCAGACGGTGGAAATAACATTTCCGCAACCGTACAACAAGCGTATTCCTATTTTGACAGTCGTGGACAACAAAAACGCTTCACAATGGTTCGCCCTGTATTCCAGCTTGAAGGTGCTTTGCCTACCGTTTTATGCGGTTTAAGCACCGACTTTGAGGTTCAAGACTTAAGTCAAAGCCTGACTTTTAACCCTGCTTTAAACCAAACTGGTATTTGGGATGTCGGCACATGGGATGCTAAAAAATGGGGCGGTAGAGTTATTAGCAAACAATGGCAAGGCGTTACTGGCATTGGTTATGCAGGCTCAATTAGCTTAAATACTGCCTCTCAAGGATTAGAATTACATTGGGCTTCAACTGACTTTGTGATGGAAAAAGGAGGGGTACTGTAATTGCGTAGGGTGACCACAGAAAACCAGCAATATATGGGGGATTGGCTGGTTAGAATGATGAACCACCCATTACCAACAGAAACAGTATGTATAGGTCAGGAAATAGACGGAGTATTAGCAGCAGTTGTAGGGTTTGCTAGTTTTATGCCAAAAGCGTGTCAAATGCACATTGCGGCAGTAGATGAAGTAAATTGGATGAGTCGAGATTTGCTGTGGGCGGCTTTCGATTATCCCTTTAATAAACTTGGAGTTAGCGTTATACTAGGGCAAATTTGTGGCAGTAATGAAGATGCCCTAAGATTGAACCGACACCTTGGTTTTAAAGTGGTAGCCGAAATCCCAGATGCTCACATGGATGGTGACTTAGTGATTATGGCTATGAGGCGTGAAGATTGTCGTTGGCTCGACATCAAATGCCCTTTAAGGACAGCAAGAGGAGAATGACATGGGTGGTGGTGGATTTTTAGGATTAGGGCCTGCGCCAAGTGCGCCAGCGACCCCAGATTACGCAGGTGCAGCACAGGCTACGGCAGCAGGAAATCTTGAAGCTGCTCGTGCTGCTGCTGCCGCTAACCGTGTAAACCAAGTTACTCCTTATGGAAACTTAAATTATTCCATTAACGGTCAAGACCCATACGGAAACCCTACATGGACTGCTACTACAGCGCTTAATGATGTAGGCACACAGCTTTTAAACAACCAAAATGCTGCTAGTTTAGGTCTAGGGCAGACAATTAATTCTGCGCTAGGTCGCACTCAGCAAACAATGGGTCAAGGCTTTAACCCTAATTTGCCTTCTACTGGTTTAAACCCTGGACAAAGTTACCAAGATGCCTATATGCAGCGTCTTGCCCCACAAATTAATCAAAGCCGTGAAGCATTTGATGTAAAAATGGCTAATCAGGGTATTCCAGTAGACTCTGAAGCTTATAAAAGAGCAGCATTGACACAAAGTCAAAAAGAAAATGATTTGTTGGCTGCGGCTACAACTCAAGGTTTTGGCACAGGTTTGCAAGCAAATCAACAGGCTTACAACCAAGCTTTGACAAATTACAATTTGCCATTAAACACATTAAATTCATTGCGTACTGGCGCACAAGTACAAAACCCAACATTTATTAATGCACCGCAACAAGCTACTACTGCTGGCGCTGACATTCTAGGTGCTACAACTGCTGGTTATAACGCACAATTAGGTGCTTCTAATGCTGCTAATGCTGCACAGTCCAACTTTAATAGCGGTTTAATGGGTCTTGGTGGCGCTGCATTAATGTCTGATATTCGTACTAAAGAAAACATTAAAGCGCTTGGTTGGCTTCCTAATGGTTTACCAGTATACGAATACGAATATAAACCTGAATGGAAAGACGAAGCAGGTCATGGCAAGTTTATTGGTGTTATGGCGCAAGAAGTTGAAATGGTACAACCTGAAGCTGTTATTACTCGTCAAGACGGTTACAAAATGGTTAACTATGGAGTTTTAAATGCCTAATCCATATACAAATACCTATATGCCCAATGGTTTTGATGGTCAAGACCAACAAGGTTTAAACCCTGTATTTCAAAATATTGGCGCACAGCAACAGTTTCAAAACCAGCAACTTGGTGCTGAAAATCAATTAGCACAACAAGCTGGTCAAACCCAAAATGGTGTTGGTGCAAATCAATTAGCTATGGCTATGGCATTGCGTAATAAAAATCCTAATACAACATCAAATTTTGGTGCAAGAGCAGATATGGCTATGAACTCACAAGCATCACCTTATTTACAAGACCAAGTTTCTCAATTAGGTAGCAGCACTTCAAATCCATTCAGTAACTACAATATGGGTACTAATGGATGGGGAAATTACGGAGAATAATATGTCAGACGGATATAACTTAGCCCAAACTGGCACATTGCCTCCAGAGCTATACCAGCAACAACAAGAATTAAACCGCCAACAACAAATGGCGGCTATGTTGATGCAAAATACTAAAGCACCACAAGGTCAAATGATTAGTGGTCATTATGTTGCGCCTAGTTTTTTACAGAATTTAGTGCCATTAGCGAATATGTATGTTGGTTCAAAACTTGCTGAAAGAGGCGATGCAAAAGCTTTGGAATTGGCTAAAGCTCTTAAAACTCAATATTCAGACGAACTTCATCAATTTAATGAATTGTTGGCTAAAAACCCAGCAGACGCATATAGTTACGCATCACAAGCATATAATCCAAAATTGCAAGACATTGGCATGAAAAAAATGTTGCCAGAAGAAATTACTCTTTCAGAAGGTCAAAAACGCTTTGTTACTATGCCTGACGGTACAGTTAAAGAAATTGCTTCTGGTGGCAATAAGTTTCATGCACCTTTACAAATTGACACAGGTACAGCCATTGAATTGCGTGACCCTTACGACCCTACAAATGTTCTTTCTAGGTTGCCTAAGTCACAAATGCCTACTGCTGGTCAAGTTGTAGAAACTGCTAATGGGCCTATGCTTATAGATACTCGTACAGGTCAAGGAAAACCAATTATGGGGCCTGGTAATCAACCTTTGGCGCCTAAATTGACAGCAGAACAAAACAAAGACATTACTTCAATTAATCAGCAATCTTCTACTATTGAAGGTGCTTTAAAAGCTGTTAAAGAAAGTCCAGGAGCATTTACTTTTGGTCGTGGTATGGCACAAGGTATGCCTGCTGGAGAAAGTATTGCTGGAAGATTTGACACTCCTGAAAATGCACAAGCTAGAGCGTATGTATTTAACAATGTGTCAGCCGTAATTAAAGAAAGGGCTGGTACAGCCCAAAGCGCACAAGAATTGCAACGCATTAATTCATTTATGCCAGCTGTTACTGACAATGCAAAACAAATAGAAAACAAATTAAGTGGTTTCAAACTTTACTTAAAAGATTTGGAAGCAGGCACTCGTGTTAACCCTAATATTCCTATGCAGTCACAATCAACACAAGTTTCACAAGCGCCACAAATTGACCCTAAATTGTTGCAATATATGACTCCTGAACAACAGGCGTTATTTAGACCAAAAGGTCAATAATATGGCAGATTTAAGTTTAGAACAGCAACAAGCCATTGCAATAGCTGAAGCTAAAATGCGTATGGCTGAAAGCCAAGCGGCACAATCTGCTTCTCAAGGAATTACCGCAGAAAACTTAATTAAAGGTGTTGCTGGGGTAATCCCATCTGCTGCTTTAGGCGCAGCTAAACCTTTGTTAGGCATTAATCAAGCATTATGGAAATTAGTTGGTAGCAATCGTGGTGATTTTCCTGTAGAAAAATTAAATCAATACCAACAGCAATTAAACCAAGCTGCTGGCCCTGTTGTTTCTAAATTTACTACTGAGCCTGCTGCATTAGTTGGAGAGAATTTACCAGCAATGGGCGCTATGGGTGCTGCTGGAAAAGCAATGGAAGTTGCAGGTCAAATTCCTAGCTTTGCAAGAACAATGGGCGCAAACGCAGTAACTGGCGCTGCTTTAGGTTATGCAACACCAGAAAAAACAGGTTTAAGTCCTGAAGAATTTGCTAGAGAAAAAGCTAAAACCATTGCTACAACTGCTGGTTTAAATATTGCTCCAGGGGCTATTAGCAAAGGTGGTGAATTACTTGGGTCATTGCTACGCAAAGGTACTGGAATTTCTACTGGCGCTGGAAGCGAAGCTATTGGTCAAGCATATAAAGCTGGTAAAACTGGTAATGAAGAATTTTTGGCAAATATGCGTGGTGAAGCACCAATGGAAAATGTGCTTTATAGCGCAAAAGCTAACCTTTCCGATATGCGCCAAGCAAAAAATAGCGCTTACAGGTCTGGTATGCAAGACATTAGTGCTGACAAATCAATATTAAATTTTGCCGACATTGACAGCAAGCTTAAAGAAGCCGCTAACATTGGCTCATATAAAGGTGAAACAACAAACCCTAGCGCAATTAAAGCGTTACAAGACATTAAAAAGTCTGTCAATCGTTGGAAGTCTTTAGACCCTGCCGAGTACCATACTCCTGAAGGTATGGATGCTTTAAAACAAAGAGTTGGTGCAATTCTTGAGGACATTCCTTACAACACCAAAGCTCGTAATGTTGCTGATGACATTTATCATTCTATTAAAAGCACCATTACAGACCAAGCACCTGTTTACAGCAATGTAATGAAAGATTACAGCCAAAGTGCTGACTTAATTCGTGAAATTGAAAAGTCATTAAGCCTTGGCAATAAAGCGTCTGTAGCTACTGGGTTAAATAAACTTCAGTCTTTAATGCGTAACAATGTAAACACCAATTATGGTTACAGACAAGAAATAGCAAATCAACTAATGGAGTCAGGTGGTCGTAATTTAATGCCAGCATTGGCTGGGCAAGCATTAAGTTCATGGACTCCAAGAGGTATTGTTGGTCAAGGTTTAGATGTAAGTGCTGGTTTGGGCGCAATTTTAAGCGGTGGCTCACATTTGCCAGCATTAGCAGCAACAGCAGCGTCTACAAGTCCTAGATTAGTTGGTGAAACAGCATACAAAGCAGGGCAAATTGCCGCCAAAGCACCTAAAATGACAAGCGAACAAGCGCAATTAGCCAAATTATTAATGATTAGAGCAGCACAAGGAGCAGGCAATGAGTAGAAACGGCACAGGTACATATAACCTACCTGCTGGTAACCCAGTAGTTACAGGCACAGTTATTAGCTCTACATGGGCAAATAACACACTTAATGACATTGCTTCAGCCTTAACTGGTTCTGTTGCTACTGATGGTCAAACACCTATGGTTGGTGATTTGGACATGAATACCAACAAAATTCTTAACCTTGACCCAGGCACAGTAGCTGGTAATGCTGTTGAATATGACCAATTTGTAAACGCTACTACTACCGCAGTTGCTATTACTGGCGGCACTATTGATGG